CATCTGGTTTATAATCTAATTTTGGATTAATAATTCTAATATGACAATATGGTATATTTATTTTTTTAATTTCTTCTAATTCGTGAATAAATCTTAAATCTGAAATTACTATTCTATAATCTTCTATACTAGTTAATTTATTAATTAATTCATTATTAAATAATGACTTAATCCAGAAATTACGACCTATATTTGGTATTAATTCTTGTATTTTATATTGAAACAATTCAGTACCTATAAATTGCATCATTTTTCTAGGTGTTGTTTTCCATTCTGGATTCACTAACTCTTTTATTTCTTCTAAATCATTATCATTTAAATCAAATAATAATTTGATACATTCTTTTAACTTAGTAGTTATTTTAAGATGTTCATATTTATAATTATCATTTAAATAATTTGCTAATGTATCTTTTCCACATCTTTTAAGTCCAGATAATAATATTATTTTTGGTAATTCTTTTTTACATAACTCTTTTTTACATAATTCATTTTTAATTATATCCATTTCTTATAATATCTTCTCTATATTTATCAATACACTTATTATTATTTTTTAATAATACAAATCCTCCTACTATAATTGTTGTTAGATATGCCGTTAAATAAGAATTTAATTTATAATTTTTATAATTTTTGTGATTATTTATTTTAAAATTTCTATTAAAATATCTGAAAAAATAAGCCATTTATTTTAAATTAATTTTTTATTTAAATTTTAAATTAATTTTATAAATAATTTCATAAATTATTCTATTAACTTTTTGTTAACTTTTTATCTGTTAAAAATCTTCTTCAAAATCTATATTTATTTTATTTAATTGTTCTTTTAATTTTCCAGTCATTAGATTTTGATGTACTTGTTGATATCCTCCAACATATTCTCCATTAATGTAGCAAAATGGAAACATTTTACCTCCAGTATGATGTTTCATTACAGTTTTAAATGGATGTCCATTATTTATTTCATCTTCGGTTTCTTCGTATTTATAGGTATCAAATTCAACTTCGATAGTTTCAAAAAGTAATTTTAATTGCTCACATAAAGGGCAATCTTCTTTTGAAATTATAAATATTTTTTTATTTTCTTCTAGAAGTTTGGAATACTGACTATTTTCCATTTAATAAAATTTAATAAAAAAATTTTAAATAAAAATTATATTCAAATTTTAATTTTATAAATCAATTTTCTAAATTAATTTTCTAATCTAAATTTTTGAAAATTTGAATTATTAATAATTTTTCTAGTAGTAATTTTTGGAGCATAACATTTATATTTAGAATTATACTCTTGTGTTCGTGGTGATAAATATGTTGGTGATGGTGATTTAGGTGATTTACATGATGGTTTAGGTGGTGATTTAGGTGATGGTTTGGGTGATGATTTGGGTGAATCTATTTCAAGCTTCTTATTCATTTACCATTTATAATAATAACGAATATATTATTTACCTCCACGAAGACGTAAGACTAAATGTAAAGTTGATTCTTTTTGAATATTATAATCACTTAGAGTACGTCCATCTTCTAATTGTTTTCCAGCAAATATAAGACGTTGTTGGTCTGGTGGAATACCTTCTTTGTCTTGTATTTTTGCCTTAATATTATCTATAGTATCTGCTGCTTCTACTTCTAAAGTAATTGTTTTACCAGTTAGTGTTTTTACAAAAATCTGCATATTTATATTATTTATATATATTATTTTTATATATTATTTTTAATATTTTTATAAATTAAAAATATGGCATCATATTCTGGTAGATTTATTTCAAATTTAGAAAGAAATGATTATGTTGGTTCTGGTAGTGATAAATGTAAGTTAAGAGATGATCGTTTTACACATAATGATGTTAAATCTCGCAATAGAGAAGATAACTGTTTAGTATCAGTTAATGGTAATGTATATGATATAACTAAATATAAAAATAATATTAAAAAAAATAAACCAGATAATATTGATAAAGTTTTTTTAGATATTAATTGTGGTAATAACTATGAAGTTATTAAGGAACAAGATATATTTCAACTAAAAAAATTAAAAACTTATGATGATAATAAGGGATTTTTTGAAAATCTAAGAGATAAAATAAAAAGTAAATATTATTATGATGATAATGAAAGAATTAAAAATATGAATCTTGATGAATTAAATGAAGAATTATATAGAAGAAATATTAAGTATTTTGATGATGATAATCAAAATGAAAATATATTAAGAAATAGATTACTAAAAAATAATGAAATTAGAAAAAACAATAGAATTTATGGACTAATAGCAAAATTTATTATTATTTTACTATTCTTTTTAATATATTATGTTACACAAAATCAATATGTACTATATATATTTATTGCTATGTTAATTTATGAAGTTTATGTTAATATTAGATTTCTATTTTTTGATGAAGGATTTAATAAGAATTGTTTAGATTTAGGTTCTGGATTTAGATTACAATATTCTCAATATAAAATAGGAACTATAAAAAATTATGAAGTTCAAAAATTTACTTATTATGCTATATTTACTATTTTTATGATATTTATATTAGTATATTATAAAAATAGTGGTAATCATTATATTCTTCTTACATTTGTATTTTTATTAATATATAATGCCATTACAATGTATAAAGGATATAAAATAAAAAATGGTATTGTAGATGATATTAAAGATAAAATTTATGATTAAACTATGTATTATATTATAATTTTATTGTATTAAGATTTAACTCTGGATCTTTTCTTTGTAGGTTTTTCTTCTAATTCATTCAATCTATTTGTTATATATTTATCATAATCTTTTTCAAATATTTCTATATCTTCTAACCACATTTTTTCTATTTTCTTTTTCTCAATACTTGATAACATATCTTTTTTATTATTCAATTCTTTTAGTAATTCTTCTTTCTTTTCATATGTAAGATTCCAAATTGGCATACGAATTAGATAATCATAATTAGTTTTAGATTTCTCTTCATTCTCTATCTTCTTTTTAGGATAATTATTCTTTTCCAAATATTCTTCTATTACTTCTTTCTTCTTATTATTTACTTTTAATCTATCTTCGATAATATCTAATATAAATTTGATACGAGCATCTAAAAATACTAACTCATTTTTAAGTTTATCAATTAAATAATCCTTACGTTTTTGATACCAAGATAATCTAAAATTATAGAATTCTTTAATTATTTGCTTAACATTTTTCATCTTTGTAATAGTACCTTCTGGATTAAACATATGCATATTTGTAGTTGACAGCATTTTAGAAGTGATTAATTTAAAATCCTTTTCAAATTTAGTATATTCTCCATCTTTATCTATTTTTAGTAAATTATTTACACTACCGGCTTCAAAATGTAGTATAAACTTAATAGTACTTTCTGTATAATGACCTTCATATTCTTTTAAAACTTTTGGATTCTTTTCCATATATTTTTCTAGAAATTCTTTGAAATCTTGAGTCCAAGTACCAATTGGTAATTCTGTAATTTCAATCTGATTAGATGAAATTCTTTTAAATATCCCTTTGCTAATATATTTGCTATCTTCTTTAATAATAGGTCCTTTATGTCCAATATAATATGGTTCTAGTTCTTTTATTGATTTAAATGTCTTATTAATATCTTCTGAAGTTAATAATTTTTTATAAATATTAATTAAATCTTTTGGATTGTAACAAGGTACATTACAGCTAAAACCAGTACCAATTCCAATAACACCATTTACTAATATCATAGGAATAACTGGTAAATAAAACTCGGGTTCAATTTTATCACCATCATCTTCAAGATAATCTAATATAGGTAAATCTTCTTTATTAAATATTGAGAAAGTTAGAGGATTTAATTGAGTATGAATATAACGAGGTGAAGCACTATCTTTGCCTCCCATAAGACGAGTTCCAAATTGACCATTTGGCATAAGCAAATTAATATTATTCGAACCTATATATGTTTGTGCCATTCCAATTATGGCATCTTGAAGACTTTTCTCTCCATGATGATAATTCGCATTCTCACTAACATAACCAGCTAATTGTGCTACTCTAATTTCCTTTGTTAAGTTTCTCTTGAAACAACTATACAATATTTTACGAGTTGATATCTTTAGACCATCGCAGAATGATGGTAAACTACGTCCAGTATCATATACCGAAAAATGTATTAAATCCTTATCAATAAAATCTTCATAATCTACTTTAGTTTTTTTATAATCTAAAATATTTTGCTTATCATAATTATATAACCATTCTTTTCTATCATCTGCTCTTTTCTTATTAAATGCCATATCTATTTTTTCTTTTGAATCATTTTCATCAAATATATATTCAACATTTCTTATATTTTTAAAATAATCTTTTGCTTCTTTTTCTGTTGAAGTACCTAATCCTTTATAATATTTTATATCCCATTTGTTTACATTATTATTCTTTTTCCAGTTATCATAATCAGTTAGATTATAAAATTCTACTATTACATCCTTCTTTTTTGCTTTAATAATAGGAGTCAGCATAGAATTCATAAATCCATCAATTTTAATAAGAGATGGCCACATAGTATTGAACATATTAAATAAAAGACCTTTAATATGACTTCCATCTACATCTTGATCCGTCATTATCATTATTTTACCATAACGAAGAGGTTTAACATCTTTATATGACTTTTTAGTTTCTAATCCCATTATCTTTTTAATATTAGTAATTTCTTCATTACTAGCAATCTTATTCGCAGCTGTATCAAGAACATTTAGCAACTTACCACGAAGTGGAAATACTCCATACATCTCTCTACCAACCACACTTAATCCAGCAATTGCCATTGACTTCGCTGAATCTCCCTCAGTAAGTATTAATGTACATTCTTCAGATTTTTTTGTTCCAGCCCAAATAGCATCGTCTAATTTTGGAATTCCCTTAATTTGATTTTTCTTCTTACCATCTGTTTTCTTAAGAGACTTATTCATATACATTTGACTAAGTTCAATTACATTTTCAATTAGTTTCGTATTATATAATTTGTTAAAATATTGTTTAGATAATTCCCCTTTACTACCAAATTTAGAAACTGGAGTAGTAAGAGTTTCTTTAGTCTGACTATCAAATGCTGGATTTACAATTGTAGATTTAATCAAAACAAATAAGTTATCTTTAATATGCTGAGGTTTCACATTAATTTCTTTATTTTTCTTCTGAATTATTTCTATCATATTTTTAGTAATTTGATTTACAACATAATCAACATGCTTTCCTCCTTTTAGAGTCCAAATTCCATTAACGAACGATACTTGCTCTAAATTCGAGTTTTCAGTATAACTTACTATAACTTCCCATCTGTCATTAATCTTTTCATATAATATATCTTTTGACGAAACATCTGTGAAATATAATTCTGCATATTTTTGAAAGTTTTTAATATTTAATTTTTCATCATTGAAGAACACTTTAATATTGTCATTTGTTAAAGCACATACATCATACACTCTTTTTTGCATCATCTTGTACATTGAATTATTTATTTTTTTCAAGTTAAATTTAGATAAATCTGGATAAAATGTAATTTTAGTATAAGGATATTTACTGAATTTCTTAATTTTAGGTTTATTCTTTTTACTCATATTATTCTCAAATTCTTGTGTGTATTTTAGTTCTTTATTAGCATCTACAGTTTCAATTATAAATTTCTTAGAAAATATATTACAAGCTTTAGCACCAATACCATTCATTCCACCAATTATTTTTTCCTCTCCTTCATCATAATTAGTAGATGTCAGCATATTTCCAAAAATTAATTCTGGTATATAGACTTTATGTTCTGGATGAACTTCTATATCTATACCATCTCCATCATTATATACTTCAATCTTGTTTTCTGTAGTATCTATATTAACTTTAATTGTTTTAACTGGATTTTTACTTTTGCTCATTTCTATACGTTTCATATGGTCTAAAATATTCACAATCAATTCATCATAAATCTTATAAAAACCAGGTACATATTTTAATTTACTTTTTTTCATTTTATTAGTTTTATCATCAAAAATCCAAGTCAAGTATTCATCTTCTTCAATTGAACCAACATACATATTTGGTCTTCTTAAGACATGTTCAATTGGATCCAATTTAACATACTTGTCTTGAATCTTTTTAGATGACATTAGTAATATTATTAGGTAAATAATATTTAAATAAAAATCAAATTTTAATTTTTTATTATAATTCATTTTTTTTCAATTAGTTATAACTTATTTATATGACTTTTTCCAATTAAATTTTGTTTATTCTTTACACTATTAAATAATTTATGAAGATTTAAAGTTACTTTATTATTTAGAAATTCTTTATTTTCATTTAATTGTTTATTGTTAAAATTTAATAGTCTATTCTTTTTTAATAGTTTCATATCATTACTAGTAAAGAATCCACATCCTTTATACATTCCTCCTTCCATACACGAAGGACATCCTCCACCATTCATAGGAAACACGTTTGAAGTTAATGGTGGTCTAATAGCATTATTGGTTGGTTCCATATTAGTACCTTCATTTGAATTTACATAGTTATTATCTTCTACTCCAAAATATTCTGGAGGTAAAAGAGTACTGCCTCCATTTTGGTATTGTTGAACAAATTCAAATTGTTTTTCATAATTTTCAAATAAATTAGAGTTGTACAATTTAGTAGTTAAAAATTTTAAATTTTGTTCTGAAATATTATAATTGTGAGAATTTAGAAATTTCTTTATTTTACTTTCTAGTTTATCCATTTATTTTAATAAATTTTTTTTTAATTTATTTTATTAAATTAAATAAAATGGATGAACAAAATTATTATCAAGTTCAAAATAGAAATTTAAAGGATGTTGGTATTAAAGGAAACTTTGAAAAAAATTGTGTAAATGATTTATTTTTTAGTCAAACTAATATAGATGCTTTACAAACTGGAATGAAAAATTTAGTAGCAACTAAAACAAATGGTAAGCATATTATAGGAAATCAATCTGAAAATGAATTAATGATAATAATGAGAGGTATATATTTAGAATATGGACAAAATCTTTTAACAAATGTAGTAGAGCAAGTAAAAGATTTAAATAGAAAAGTACTTGATTTTAGTGTTCCTAGAATACTAGTAGATTTAGAGCAATATGAACAGTATGTTAAAGATGCTTCACAAGTTCATATTCCAATGGAACGTTCTACAAATGTTTCTAATAAAGGAAATAAAGTTCTATTTAGAAAAGAATTATTTTAAAAAAAATTTAAAATATTTATTATTATTAAATTACAATGGAAATTAATTTATATACAAATAAACAAATTTTAGGAGGTGTTGTTTTACTAATTATCATTGGATTATTATTCGTAGTTAATTTATCAGTTATGAATAATAATGATGGATTTAATTTAGTGTACTTTATTAGTCCTTTAATATTTGTTGTATGTGGTATAGCAATACTTTATATCTTATCTTTACAAAAATCAATTAATCAAACTTTGAATAAATATATGTTACCTAGCAGTTTTAAAATTATACATTGTCCACCAGGATTTAATAGAGAAGTATATAATGGTAATATTAACTGTGAACCAATTTTACCAGAAAGTGGTATTGGTACTGGTGGAGATGATACTACAATTGGCGATGATGTTACTGATGTTACTGGTGTGACTGGTGCTACTGGTGATACTGTTGCTACTGGTGTTACTGGTGCTACTGGTGCTACTGGTGCTACTGTTGCTACTGGTGGTGGTGCTACTGGTGCTACTGGTGCTACTGGTGCTACTGGTGCT